AATGAAGATGACAAAAGCACAAGGCCGCCGAAGATTAGCAGAAATGGAATCTAAAGCGTTTAAATTGTTAGGTGCAGGTTATATGTCACTAAAAGACTTTGAAGCAGTTCAAAGAATTGTTAAAACACGCTCAAACCAATTAAAGTGATATGAATGCCTCTACCTAATGCTGAAAAACGTAGCAGTAGGATTTACCCCATTATTAAGGGCAAGAGGCTTGAAGAGATCGCTTCTGGTGAGAATCCTACCATTGATAATATTGGAAAACCAATAGATGTAATGCTATTGAATGAAGATGAACTTAGAAGATTAGTTCTGATTAAACTCGCAATTACTGCTTGTAAAGGTGATTGGGATGGTTTTCTAACATGAGAGTTAAACCTAGATTTAGAAACGTATCAATTTATTATAGAAATAGTGATGGAATTATGAAAAAAATACCTAATCTTAAATTATTTTTAGATACTAAAGGTGAAAACTTGCTTAAAGTGTATACACTACCGCCAGTAAAACAACAAGAAATAAACATGGAGATATAGATATGCCACTACCAAATGCACCAGATTACTCAAAAAGAATATACGAACTATTGAAAGAAACCGATCTGGAGAACTTATCTTATGCTCAATTTCAGGGAGTAGCAGAAAAACTATTCATTGAACCTGAAAATGAAGATGAAATGAGACGCCTAGTATTAGTTCAACTTGCTAGGATGGCAGTACGTGGCGATTGGGACGGTTTCCTAAATGGTGGTGGTTCTGGTGCCCCTGCAGATGCAGAATACTTAATTGCATTTGATGGTTCAATACCTGCATCATTAACAGCAGCAAGAAAATTAGTAGTTGGAAATAACATATCTATGGCACACGGAGCTGGTGCAAACGACGATGTAACATTATCAGCCACTCCTGGAGGATCAGACGGCCAAATTCAATACAATGTTGCAGGTGTTCTTGCAGCTACAGGATTACTTTCAACAAATAAGACAAATGAACTTACAATAGTAGCAATATCTGGAGACGGAACAATAAATATTTCATCATCAACAAAAGCAGTTAGTTTACTTTGTGATGAAAATCAAAAATTAAAAGTAAAAGGCGGAAGTGATTCTTTTGTTTTAGATGTTAGTTCTTCTTCTGGTGGCATTACATTTCCAGACGGGACAACACAAACAACTGCAGCAAGTGGTGGTGGTGGTTCTTCTGTTCAACCATTTTACCAAAGTACTTCTCAAGGTTTATCATTTACAGGTTATTGGTTACTTGGTCTAAATCCAGCCTACGGAGGTTCTTTTGATTCTGATGCATACACAACTAGTCATAGCGGATTTATTACGAAATGGAGTCCACCCACATCAGGGACATCAGGAATAGAAATGGGAATTTCTGCAGCTTCTGCTAGTGGTACTAATTATATGTGGATATACACAGAAAGTGCAACGGGCTATGCTGACACTTTTATTGCTAAAATTCAACTACCGACTACATCAACTGGTGTTAATTCCAATACACAGTGGTTAGATGCTAGTGGTTCAAATATATCTAGTCCAACATTTACAAAAGGTACTACATATATGGCAGTATTAGAAATTAATTCTGGGTTTACTGCTTCTAGTGGTAGGACTGCATACTTACCTTTTGTTCTAATTGCTGATTTTTTCTCATTCCAAAACCCAACTAGCGAAAATTATAATTTACGATACACTGGTACTATTTCTTCGACATTATCTGATTCAAATATTGACAATTTTACTTCTCAAATTGGTTGGCCGATGATAGGTTTAGAATTATAGGTGGTTATATGCCTAAAGTAAAACCAGACCAAGTGATTCGACATGAAGTTGTTTTAGGCAGATCAGAACGTGATTTAATTTCTGATGGAATTGCAGCTTATCAATTTAACAGAATTACAACTCCTCTAGTTGCTCTCTTCTCTGATGCATCTGCAATGGGATTAATTCTTGGTGGACTTGCTACTTATTATGGATTTAAATTTGAAATTATTCCGGGTGCTTATGATAATGCACTTGACATCTATAACGACTGGAAAATTCAATATGACTCTTGGAAGGAAACGGCTGGAGAAATTAGAGCAGATCCTATTGGTGAAATTCTTAGTTTCATAATTCCTTCAATACCAAACCCGTATGCTGGACAACCCATTGGCGGTTCTACTGAATATGGGCAGCCCGGACAACCATACGGCCCATCAACTCCACCAGATTACACTCCTGGCACACCTCGACCTTATTGAGAATTATTTCCGGAATTCGAACTGCAGATTTCCAGAATAAGGTAAGTTATTTACCTCTAGACCCCCCTATTGCGGTAATTTTTTCCAAAACTTGAATCTATTATCCTTGAGTGCTTTGCTCTCAGCCTTCAATTCATCTATTTGGTGATTTAACATCCCGATCACTTCTAGCATCTTCTTTCTTTCAAATGGAGCTATAACCACACCATGAGATGATTGAATTAACTTACCAGTGAAACCATCTTCATCATATTCTCTTGCCCACTTAGGTTCAGTGTAGAACCATATGATTGCCTTACTAACATTATCTGACATTTCTCCTTTCTTAGATCGTGTACGAATTAATTCTGAAGCTTGAGAGTACAAAGTAAATGATTGAAGTATTTTAGTCATCTAAACTACCTCGCTTAATTTGTGACCTGCTCCTTCTGGGCAAGACATAGCTTGTATAATCCTTACATCTTCAAATGTGTTTACTAGAAATTCTAGCTTACATTTAGAACATCTTAGATTCATTCTTCTTCACCCGTTGGTAATTGAGTTATTTCCCAGTTATCGCCTTTACCTACACAATAAGTTCTCTTAATCCAAGACATCTCACAATTCATGCAAATAAATTCTTTAACAATCCAATAATACTCTCGTTTTACGTGTTCAACTGTTTCGTCTAAGAGTTCAACATGATTCTCATGACAATCGCATAATACAACGAAAGAAGGCTCATCAAAGGTGTAAGACATGGTATTCTCGACTTTAACCATATCAAAACCACTCCGAACTAATCGTGTCCTTGCATCTTTCGCAAATTCCCCAGATATGTCTCTTTTCATCTTCGTAACATTTCCTTATTCGGCATAGGCAGCATTTTTCATAATCATTCATTCAATCAGATCCTTTACACCAAAATATAGTGAATCATAATCTCCGCCTACTTTATCTTGTTCTTTAATTAATTTTTTAAGAGCTATAATTAATTTATTTTTGTTCATTCGTTGTCATCTCCTACCATATTATGCCTTACGACCTAGAATCAATATATAATATCATCGGCAGAATGCCGTGCAAATCTTTTGATTTGCTTAAAATCGTTTTACGCGATTGCATATCGCGTGGAAGGTATCCTTTCGACTCATGATTAAGATAAAAGGATTAGGGTGGGGCTCGGGGAGGGTTTTAAGGACCGATTGGGGTTCGATGGGGTTATGATAGAGACACTGTATATTATTGGAGCGATAATCTTAGGTTTTGGGGTTATGGCTAAACTTTTGATTGATCTGGGACATCAAATTGATGAAGGATTGGTAGAATTAGACGAAAAATTAGCGTTGGCAATACGATCAGTTGTTGAAAAGATACCGGGACTAGGAGATTCTGAGCCAATTAATCCGATTCAAATGGCCTTTGCCCAGCTAATAGGAAACATGGCACAACAAAAACAAGTTATTATTCCACCGAAAATTATAGAAAGAGACGAAAATGGTCTATTTAGTAAACAACAATAATAAACAACTATACAACCAGTAGTTGATATGGCACGTAGAAAAAAAGCCTCGAGACGCAGAAGCCCAAGAGCGGTTTCACTATTGAATGTCGCAGAATCATATGCATATGCGAATGTACTAACATCAGGATTGATGGGTACAACTCCAGTTGGATTTGTTACTGGCGCTACTGATCTAGGAATGAAGTCAGTTTCTAGCTATAATCAACTTGGTGGTAACATGATGACCGAAGTCGCAGTAGGTGGAGGGGCAATCTCTCTTGGTGACATAGTATCAGCACCAGACCAAGCATTCGGAATTGTTCAAAGTAATTTTATGAACAACTATCAAGCAATGGCTGTTCAATCAATAGGCATTGGTTTATCCTTTAGATTAGGTAAAAGACTACTTCGCCGACCTATATCAAATGTAAATCGTAATATCTTCAAACCTTTGGGAGCAGGTTTCAAACTTTGAGGTGATCTAAAATGACTACGCAAGCCGTAACAGGAGTTCTAAACTGCTCCTCAGGATTTAAAATACCATTAAAAGCAACTATTACTGATGGGACTGAAGTCGCATTGACTACAGATACATCATTTACAGTAACCGCACAAAACATTGGCGACTTTGCTCCGGGACAAACTGTTGTCTCAGGATTAATAACTGCAGGAGTCAATATGTCTTACTGCTATATCTTACGAAAGGGATTAATTTTATCTCTAGTACCTTGGGCTGTTAAGGGTGTAGCGTGTGGAAACCCAGCACTTCATAGGGCTGTAACTCTTCAACCGGGAGATCAACTACGTGTATTCACTATGGTTGCATCTGGTCGAAACGCTGCTTTATCTGTAGTAACTAACCAAGGAGTTCCTAGAATTTTTATTGGAACTGCTGCGGGTGCTGCAACTACCCAGCTACTAGACCTTCAGACAGGAAATACAATTGGGGAAACTTTGAACGGGTCTGTAATTACTCAAGCACAGTTTACTTCTATTGACCAAGCACTAATTACGTCCGTAGCAGGGGGATGTCAAGTGACGATGAGCAACGGTAATCTGTCCGGAGCAGTTCCAGCAAGCGACCCTGAAAAAGTTCAACCATATCTTAAGCCAGCGTCAATTCGTGTTGATTTAAATTTCACAGCACAATATATTACAAGTGCATGAAGGTGATCTAATGAAGATGACAAAAGCACAAGGCCGCCGAAGATTAGCAGAAATGGAATCTAAA